AAAATCATTGCATGGACGCATACAGCCGAGTATGTTGCCAAGTACGCACACAAAGGCGATACGCTGGCGGTGTCTGGCGTTATTACTGATCGAGAGTATGAGCAGAACGGCAGGAAGGCGCACTCTGTCGAGATTATTGCCGACGAGGTACAGGTACTCGGAAACAGACAGACTGCGGCAGGAGCGGCGGATATGCCGCGTTTCGAGGAAGTGCCGCAGGATGATACATTACCCTTCTGATTATGGCAGATCGTCCGTTGTATATCGTTTCGTGGAGCGGAGGCAAGGATAGCACGGCGACGATTATTCTTGCACACGAAAACGGATTGCCGCTTGATCGTATTGTGATCTCTCTCCCGTGGTTTGACAAGGAGCAGAAGATCTATGCAGACGACGAGGATCATGTAAACTGGGTGCTGAATTATGCCAAGCCTATGTTTGAGAGTTGGGGATACAGGGTAGATATAGTCAGCGACGATAGAGATTATCTATACTGGTTTTTCAAGGTTAAAGAGAAAAGCAAATATCCAGAGCAAAACGGGCTGTTGTATGGTTTTGTGATCGCTGGGATGTGCAAAATGAATCAATCCAAAGTTGAGCCAATCGCCAAGTGGGTAAAGGCGCTCGGTTGCGACTATGTTATGTACGAGGGCATTGCGGCGGACGAAGAGGATCGTCTGATCGGGATGCACAAAACCAGAGGACACGAATCGCTGATGGAGAAATACGGCAAGGTCGAAAGCGACGCATATCCAATCTGCCGTAAATATGGGCTATTATCACCCGTTTACAAGAAAAGAAAACGGCAAGGATGCTGGTTTTGCCCCAACCAAGGCATAGAAGAAATGGCGGATACAAAGGTGAATCGTCCGCATCTATGGAATAGACTTGCGGAACTTGCCAAAGTAGAAGGGGTTGCCACCAGATGCTTTAAGTACGGACAGACCTTTTGGCAGATCGACGCACAGGTGGATCAGTACATAGCAAATCCGCCGCCCGAACAGTTATCATTTTTCGATTTCGATTTTTAAGGAGGATATATGGTTATCAAGCAAATTTTATGCGATAAGTGCGGCAGGAAGATTGCCGACGATAAAGCGCATCCGCGCCTTGTGATCCAGAAGTACAAGCACGAAAATCTTGTTACTTCTCCGAGAGGCTGGCGCAACGACAGAACGATCAATTTATGCGAAGAACATTTTACCGAGTTTATGACTTTCTTGGGAGGTAGCGACGATGAAGGTTGATATTTTCAATACCGACAAGAAATACCAGATCATATACGCAGATCCGCCGTGGGATTTCAAGCGGTGGAGCGATAAAGCCCAGCGCCATGTTACGGCGCACTACCCCGTGATGAATGTTGAGGATATCAAGCGCCTTCCTGTGCAGGATATGGCGGCAGATAACGCCGTGCTGTGCATCTGGGCGACCTTCCCCAACCTAAAACTCGCGCTCGATGTTATTACGGCATGGGGCTTTGTGTATAAGACCGTAGCCTTTACATGGGTAAAGAAAAACAAGAAGGCTGATTCTCTGTTCTGGGGCAACGGTTATTACACCAGATCAAACGCGGAGATATGCCTGCTGGCGACAAAAGGCAGTCCGCTTCCGCGCCTCTCACACTCCGTACATAGCGTTATTCTTTCACGGGTGCAAGAACATAGCAAGAAGCCAGACGAGGCGCGCGATGGCATAACTCGACTGTTCGGGGGGGATCTTCCCCGTATAGAACTCTTTGCTCGTCAGTACGCGGACGGCTGGGATTGTTGGGGGAATGAAGTATGATCGAATACGAAGTATCCAAGGAAAAGGGCGGACAGTATTACGCCCACCCAGCAGGACACCCCGAACAGCCCATCAAGGGGAGTTACGGCGATAAGAAAAAGGCTATCAAATTTGCCTCGCGCCTCTGTGGTATGACCGTCAAAGAATACATAAAGGAGCGGAAGGAGAACGCACCATGCGAGTAAAAGATTGCCAAAATTGTAAGCATTGCCAGCGCAGGACATGGCATCAATATCATGTACCGAAATCCTCTCACCCCGTAGGATTTACTCACGCATATTATTTCTGCACCAAACACCAAAAGCGCGTCCGTGAAGTAAAGAAATGTCAGGAGGTATCGGATGGAAGCCGTATTGATTAGCATACAGCCTAAATGGTGCGAATTGATTACATCAGGCAAAAAGACGGTTGAGGTCAGAAAGACCAAGCCGAAACTGGGAACGCCGTTTAAGTGTTATATCTATTGCACGAATGGCAAGCCGATTTTGGGAAGATGCCTAAAAGATAACAGTTTGAAAGCAACTCCCAAAACTGATTTTGATAACTATAATAAAGACACTTTGTTTCGTGCAAACGGCAAGGTTATAGGCGAATTTGTGTGCAACCTTATGACCTCTTTTAAGGCTATGGGAGAAGTACAAGCCCTATATAACGAAGCAAAGGAAACCTGTATTTCGCACGATGAAATAATCAAGTACGCGAACGGAAAAAGGCTCTATTATTGGCATATCTCCGACCTCAAAATCTACGATAAGCCCCGCGAGCTTTCAGAGTTTAGCAAATACGGCTTCGTGCATCCCGTTCCTCTCAAAAGACCTCCTCAGAGCTGGATGTATGTGGAGGTGGAGGGATGAGCAAGTATATTGATTTGGAAAAGGCTATCGAAAGACTAAATGCTTCCCCTGCCTTTTCAAATTTTGGAGCTGACGGTTATTTTCTGCTTGGAGTTGTTGAGGATTTACTGAACAAGCAACCTGCCGCCGATATACTTGAAAAGCTCACAGACGAAAACAACGCCCTTATAGTGTCAGGCTTCAAAGATTGCCCTATAACGCAGATGCGTATATATCGAGTGCGTGAGCAGCACCCGGTTGTAATGGCTATTGAAGCCTACGGCGCAACACAAGCGCTTGAGGAGCTTGAAAAATTCATTGAGAGAAAAAGGAGAACCCTATGGCAACCTACAAGATAACAGTACAGCGTGGCGGTAGCATGAACGACAACGATCGTCTGGCGCTTGCATCCTTGCTCATCAAGGCAGGGTATACCGTTCGCATCACGCGCGAGAAGAAGGAAGGCAGGGCGCAAGCGGTCATCGCTGTGGAATACCGGGAGGAAAGGGGACTGTGAGAGCGCGACAGGAAAAGTGTCACAATCAAAAGACGTGGACGGCTGATGGAGCTCTGCATGCAAGCAAAAAGGAGGCAGAGCGCTGGTGCCTGTTGCACCTCCTTGAGCGAAGCGGAGAGATCTCCGACCTCAAGCGGCAGGTCGAGTACGAGCTCATCCCAACGCAACGGGAGAGAAGTGATCAGATCTATCAAAAGGGTCCCAAAAAAGGGCAGCCCAAGGAGGGGCGGGTCATAGAGCTGCCCTGCAAGTACATTGCCGATTTTGTGTACACCACCAAAACGGGAGAGCGTGTGGTAGAGGACGTCAAGGGCCATCGCGACCCAAAAAGCGCCGCCTATGCCAAGTTTGTAATCAAGCGCAAGCTGATGCTCTATATTCATCACATCAGGATCAAGGAGGTATAGAATCCACATGACAACCGTTTATGAAAGGCCGAGCAAGAAGAGCCGAGAGAAGATCGTCGAGTATCTTCACGGGGATTGCCTGGAGGGCGCGGGGCTGTTCATCCCGAACGGCGGGATCGCCGTCATCGACTGCACCTTGACTCCGAGGGTCGGTGACTTTGTGATCTGTGGCAAGCACCGAGACACGTTAGATCGGTATTGCAAGCAGGTCAAAAGCATCGGTGAGTGCGTGGTGGTCGGCACCGCCTACCTCGATCGGGCAAAGGATTTCACCTTTGAGGCACAGGTGGTCTCGGGCGTCGTGGTCCAGGTTTTTGACCGCCTGTTTCATTCGCTTTGCTATGAAAGACCGATCGAAGCAATCACATGCGAAGGGAGAGATGGGTGAGAAAATGAAAACAGGAGAAGCAAAAGCGGTCCTTGCAGAGATCTGCGGAGGGCGCTACACCGCCACACAGAAGATAAGAGCGATCGAGCATGTACTTGCCTCGCCCGGAGGCCTGCCCTCAAAATATTGGCAGCAAGCCTGTGCATGGCTCCTCGGTGAGTACCGCCATGCACAGGAAACAGTGGCGGCGCAGGATCTTGCGCTAAAGCGCTCTGTGCGCGCGGCAGATTGCTTTGACGACGGTATGGAGCGCTGGGCGTGCGAGTGCGGCAATCTCTTTTGCCGTCGGCAGCCCTATTGCGACCGTTGCGGCGCGCGCCTTGTCTACAAATGAAAAAGGGGGGCAAAGGATGACAAAAAACGAGCTGGAGGAATACAGCGCACTGAAACGCGAAAGAAGAAACGCAGACGGCGGAACCCGAAAATGCATCGAGGCGCGCATGCGAGCGATCGAGCAATTTATCAATTCTCTTCCGTCAAGATATCGGGCCGTGCTTCATCTGAGGTACATCAAGGGGTATTCATGGCAAAAGATATCGGGCGAGCTCCATTATAGCCGCGCCCATCTTTTCCGTCTGCGTGACGAGGCACTTTCAAGCAAACGAAAGGCGTTGAAGGCAGAGCCTCACCATCCCAACTAAAAACCAACCCCGAAGCAACGAGAAAAAATGTTTGCTTCGGGGCTTTTTCTTTGCACAAACATGAGATTTTATGAGACTTTTTTTGTGTTATAAAGGTGATAAACCATGCGAGAGGGAGGGAGTGACCGATGCCGAGAGGCAATACCGACAATCTAAAGCCTTTAAGCTCGGAAGAAGCCCGAAAAAACGGTTCAAAGGGCGGAAAAGCCTCGGTTGCCAAGAGAAGAATGAAAAAGAATCTCCTTGAGGCGACGAACGCCCTGCTTTCGCAGAGGATCGGAGACGGAGAGCTGGCGCAGACCGAGCGCGCCAAGCTGCTGATCAAAAGCATGGGGCTGGACGAAAATGATGCTGTAACATTGCTTGCCGCGGCGGCTATCGTGTACGGAACGATCGAGGGCTCCTCACAAATGGCAAAACTCCTTGCCGAGATGAATGCGGCAGGAAGCGGAAAGGCAGTGCTGCCCGCAACCATCAACGTGCGCTTTGAAGACAATTCCGAAGCAAAAGGGGGCGGAGCTTGAGCGTGGCAGAGCTCCGTCCCTCGAAGCCCTACGCGCCGCTTTACGATCCTGAGCTTCACCGCATCGTGCTGAACAATGGGCGAAACTCGGGCAAGTCGTATGAGGTGGCATCGCTTGCCGCTGTCTATCTTGCAAGATATCCGGAGCATGACATCATGTACTGCCGCGCCAACTCAAACAGCATCGGTGACAGTATTTTTAACGAGATCACCGAGAAGCTGGACATGCTCGGTATCTCCTACCGTTCCACCAAAAGTCCCTATCATATCGTGACCGCATACGGAAACGAGGTATGGTTCAAGGGTCTTGACGGCGATGCCAACCGCACGAAGGGCACCAAAACGCCGCGCCCCTTGTCCCTGATCATCATTGACGAATGCGAGGAGATCCGCCGTGAGATCAATCTCACAAACGCCGTTTCCTCCTTCGACAGACACATTGACGACACGATTGCGTGGAAGGTGCTTTACTGCGGCAACCCTGCCGAGGTGCGCTCGCACTGGTGGAACGTGTGGTGCGCGAAGCACAGGAACGCAAAAGGGTATGCGCACATCGATGCAACCTGGCGCGACGTGGCAAAGAAGCTCACGCGGGCGACCAAGGACGAGATCCTTCTCACCTATCGCATCAATCCGCAGCTGGCGCGCTTTCTCTATGACGGCGACATTACCGAGCTGATGGGTGGTGCTTATCCCACCTTCAAGCGAGAACGGCATGTGCTGACCCCGCAAGAGGCGAACACGATGTTCGGTGCGGAACGGATCTGCGGCGTGATCTTCGGCGGCGACGGAGCCATTATGAACGATGCGACAGCCCTCTCCCCCGTTGCCATTCTTACCTCGGGACGCGCGCTGGTGCTGGAGCGCTTTGTTGTGGATCCTACACGGCTCGGGTACGCCCCGGCACCCTCGCAGTATGCCGAATACGCGAGCAGGTATGTCGACTTTATGGAGCGCAAATACGGCTTTCGCTTCAACGGTGTCCCTGTGCTCTTTCTGATCGATTGTGCCGCAGCGGACTTTATTCGCCAGCTTCGGTACACCCTTACCGACGATTATGACGTGCAGTCCTTCACGCAAAAAAACGTCCTGCAAAACACGGCGACCGTTAACAACGTGTTTGCCTGCAATGCGGTTTACATCGTCGATTACGGCGGCTATTTTGACTTCACGCAATATGCGGCGGGGATGCGTGAGCCTCCCTTTATCAGAACAGAGACCGACCTCCTGGTCGAGCAGCTTGAGAGCGTGGTGTGGAAGAACAACAAGCTGGATCCCTCAGTGCCGAACGACGTCAGCGACTCGCTGGTCTATGGCCTTCACTATTACGCTAACCCCGAAAACCTTGATTTTACCGTACCCGAAAGGAGCAAGTATTATGACAGATGAAAAGCAGGCGCTGGAACGAAAGCCGGACCCCGAGGCATATGAGGCAGTGCAGAAGCAGGCAGAATCCATGACGGGCATCCCTGCCCCCACCTTTGAAAGTGAGGAGGAGCGAGAGAGGGTCATGCGTGAAAATTTTATGGTCGCCGTGTGCCGATTCATGAGAACGGCAAATTTCTACTTATCCGAGATCCACGGGCTGCTATCCTCTCTGGTTGAAAGAGGTGGGGAGCATGCAATCTAACTGTACTCCCTTTGCCATGACCTTTGCGGCGGCACAGATGCTCTCGCAAAGCTTTGCGGATTCCTCAGGTCTGCTCCCCCATCTCGCCCCCGAATACTACCGCGCCTTTTACGAGCGCGGCGTACGCCGCTGGCTTGCCTGGTATGACGGCTACGTGAGCGAGGTGCATGGCAGCGGTACTGCGGGGATCGTTTCGACGCAGATCGGACGCATTCTTGTCGACCGTGCCAACGATGCTGTCTTTGGCGGCGGTATTATGTTTCAAAACGAGAATGCACCCTGTCTTGTCGATGAGAAGGGCGTGAGCCGATCGCTCACCGCCATCTCCGACCGCTGGGCACCGCGCGCACGCTTCGCCGCGCACGTCAAGCAGGCTTGCAAATACGCGATGGCGGGGGGGACGGGCTTGCTCAAGCTGAACCGGGACACGAGGGGAGAGCTTTGGATCGACGCCTACCGTGCAGACCGCTTTTTTCCCGTTCTCGACATGGCAGGCAACGTAGAGGAGGTAAAGACCGTGCTGACCGTCTTTGGCGGCGAGCGCGACGCATCCTTCGCGCTTTGCGAGGAGCGCTATTACAAGGACACCGTGCTGACACGCAGGATCCCCGTCAGATGCTTTTCGGTCTACCGTCTTTCGCGAGGTGTGGGCAACGCCCTGTCGTCGCGCGTCGATTGGAAGGCGATTCCCCGCAATTTCAAGCAGTATCTCGCAAAAAACTATGGGCACATCCGCATCGACGAGGAGCAGGCGCTGCCCTTTGCTACGCTCGGCTGCTATGCCTTCCGATATACCGACGGCTGTGAGTGGTATGGTGATATCGGGCTTGGAGAGTCGATGCTCGCGCCTATCATGCAGTGTCTGCTCTCCTATGACTATTATTGGAGCGCCTTCAACACGGACATGTACCTCGGGAGAGGCAGAGTGATCCTGAAGAAGCAATTCAAGCCGAGAAATGACGCAGAGGGCGGCAACTACAATGCGGGTCTTGACTCCTTTGTCTACGAGCAGGTGCCATCCTATACGCCCGAGGAGCAAAAACCGGTGCCTATTCAGTTTGAGCTGCGCGCCGCCGACTGGCGGGAGATCCGCAACAACCTCATGGAAAGCATGGCATTCGCACTGGGGCTCAGCGTGGGCACGCTTGCCTCCTTCCTCAGCGATGCGAGCAACCGTACCGCCAGGGAGATCAGCGCGGAGGAAAGCGCCACTGCTCGCTTTGTGGAGGCAAGGCGAAAGCAATTTGAGGGACCCGCGAACGATTGTCTGCGCGATGTGTGTCTTTACTACGGCTTTACCGATCTCGTGACGGTCCGCTGGAGCCTTGCGGGGCAGACCAATATCGACGCGGTATCGACAAGAGTCATGCAGGAATACCGCGAGGGCATCAGATCACTCAAAAGCGCCGTTTGCGCGATCAATCCCGATCTCGACGAGCATCAGGTCTTAGAGGAGATCGAGAGGATCGAGAGGGATGGGCACAAGCGTGCGGCGTCCCTTTACGGTGATATCGGCGGCGCCTCTGAGGTGTTCTGATGAAATACCCACGTGCGGAGGAGGTCGGGCAGAGCTGGCAGGCGCTGGCGGTCGAGAGCGCCCAAACCGAGCTGAAGCTTTGTGCCAGAGACGCGGTGCTGACGGATCGACCGTTTAAGGATGTCAAAAAGAGCTTTGCCGACATCGTCGACACCCTCGTGGATGAGCTGGAAAGCGAGAATCTGAAGGAGAAATGCAAAAACACGCTTCCCCCTTACGCACTCAAGCTCTATGCCGCATTTTTGCGCATGTTCGGCATCGGCACCGAAAATAATCTGAGCTCGGCGATCCTTCTGACTGCCGACCGCGGAGAGCTGGGAGAAATGGCGGCAGCAGCCGTGCGGGATATGCCGCCACTGACTGCACGAGAATGGGCATATAACCGCGCCACTCCACTGACCACTCTGTACGGCAACGAGGTGATGAGGCGCATCAAAAAGCACCTTTCCGAGATCGTTGACATGGAGCCAAAGCCCGATTATGAGACCAACGTGAATCTGCGCAACGTGGCAGAGATGGAGGTGCGACACCTTCACCAGCAAAAGGAGCTCACGGCGCTCAGGGAAGGGGGCACCAGGCTTGTGTGGATCGAGCCGCATGCCAACTGCTCCAAGCGGTGCGAGAAGTACCAGGGGAAGCTGTATTCGCTTGATCATACCTACGGAGAGATCGAAGGGGAGCACTATGAGCCCTTAGAGAACGCGACCGACAATCCCGCCGATTTCCATACGACCAAGGCGGGGATCACCTATCACAACGGATGTATATCGGGGTTCAATTGCCGACACCGCCTCGTGCCCTATCAAAAGGGCAACAAGCCCGCCACCATCCCTGCGAATATCATCAGACGCCAACGCGCCATCGAGCAGGAGCAGCGAAAGTGTGAAAGAAGTATTCGCCGCGCACGAGAGGTCACCAAGCTTCTCGGCGGTCTTGGTGCGGGCAAGGCGTACAACATGGCGTTGGAAAAGCAAGTCAAGCTGCGAAAGGAATATGAAGCATTTTGCCGTGAAAACAAGGTGCCCTTTTACAGAGAGCGTCTGCGGATCCTTGAGGGAGAGCAGCTGCGCTCGACGGTCAAGATCCCAAAAAACATTCTATCGCTTGTGCCGGTCGGCAGGCTTGGAGAATTGGAGAGAAGAAAGACCGCACTCACACGATATTAACCCTGCCGAGCAGGGCGCTGATATCGCCCCAAAAACCCGCACCGAGGGCGTTAAACAACGGTGCAGCCGAGTGTCGGATCATACCGCCGAGGAGGCGCACGGCGCCAAAAAAAGGAGAAACGGAGCCGACACAGAGCGAGGGAAATCACCCCCATGGAGGAAAAAAAGATATGCTTTTCAGGAAGAAAGCAGAGGATGTGCTGAAGCTGATCAATGCGCTCTCCGAGGAGGAAAGAGCAACGGTCCTGGCACGCCTCGGTGGCGAAGCGGAGCCCGCCCCCGCATCGCCCGAAGCGGAGAACCGCGAGGAAGTGGCGGAACAGAACGACAACGAAGCCCCCGAGTCAACCGCCGAGAGCGAGGAGCCGAGGGAGGAGCGCGAAGCCGATGCGGCAGGAGAGGTGCCTTCCCCCGAAGGTGAGGCGGGGTCCGCCGAGCCGAATGCCGATGCACCCGAGCCGCCCGAGGAGGAAGATGCCGACCAAGGGCAGAGCGAAAGCGCAGGGCGAGGGGAAGATGCGATGCGATACGATGCGCTCACCGCCCGCATCGATGAGCTGACCAAATTGCTTGACACTCGCGTGAAGCCTCTTGAGGATTTCGTGGCTGCACTTCGCGAGGAGGATGGCAAGCAAAAGGCTGCGATCGGCTTCCCCATGATGGAGCGCGCACGGAGCGAGGCGCAGGAGAGCTATCACGATTTGCGCCGCCGTGTTGTCGGCAAGTAAAAAACAGAAAGGAAATCACAAACCATGAGTACCATTAACAGACAATCGGTCGACATTCTGACCCATAAGAAATTTCTTGAAACCTTCTTTTCGGGTCTTGTACATATGCCCGGCAAGGGTGTGAACGAATCGATCACTGAGGACACCAACGCGGCCTATGTGCGCGTGGTCCGTCAGAATCTTCCCGGCTTTGAGCCCCGCCGTCTCGGCTCAACGGTCAACGGCGGCAGCTTCAACAGCGACGATGCTGCAGAGCCCTCCTCGGTGGAGTACGAGCTGAGCCTGACCGACCTTTACGACGGAAATTTCGACATCGCGGAGGTCACCACCGACATGTTCTCGCTGCCCCTTGTGGAACGCACCATGGAGGACATGGCGGGCGAGGTCGATACGGCAGTCAACGCCGCCACCCTGGCGGAGCAGCTGCGCGCCTGGGCAAACAGTGCCGCAAAGAACGAGGGTGCACAGAAGATTACGCTTCCCGCAGAGATCGGAGATACCACCTATCGCGAGGCGGTCTTCAAGGCAGGCGCGATCCTGGATGACGGCGACATCGACAACGGTGTGCAGTTCTATCCCGCCGATCAGCGCGAGATCATTGCCCGTCCGATGTTCTGCGCCGAGCTTTTTTCGAAGTGGAACCTCGGCGCCGGTGACATTACCCGAGCCCTGCTTGAGCGCGGTGTGATCTCCGAGGGAACCTATAAGAGCAACGGGGAGATGTTTGTCGGAGAGATCGACAACACCCCGGTCTATAAGGCCCCCTCCGTGATCTGGAAGAGGGCGGCGAAGGAGCTTTGCTTCTCGGTCAACGGTGTGCCCTCCTATGCAAGAAGCAACAGCGTTCACGAGAACGTCGCCGCAAGATCGGAGATGGATAAGATCGAGGCAATCGTTGTCAGCGCGGTGGGCACCGTTCGCGGTCTTGCGCTCGGCAATCACATCAAGTCGATCGATTCGCCGCGCGGCGCGGGCATCAGACTTCAGCCTAAATTCCGCTACGGTGTCGAAACCCTTTACGGCACGTCTGTTGTTCCGATCGTTAAGAACGGTTTTGACCTCACCAAGCTTACCGCCTACACGTCGGAATCCGATAACAGGCTGCTTGTGAGAATGCCCGTGAAGTCCCAGACGGCATGATAAAAAAACGGCGGGCGGAGTTTTTCTCCTCCCGCCTTACATCGAGAAAGCAGAATCACGCGGGTGCAGCCCCCGCGTTCTCGATCAAGGAGGCTTTTATGTATAACGACGATATGATGATCTTTGACCAAACTCAAAACCGCTACATCCTGACAGAGGCGTGTGCATTGTCCCTCGGCATCGACCTCTCCCGCGAGCTTTGCGGGATGAGCGCGACGCACAAAAGCAATCTGCCGTCTCTGATGCTCGACCGTGTGAGCCGCACGGTGTATGGCTACGTATACGCTCATGGCAACCGCACAGTAAAGGAGGAACGGATGGCACGGGATGATGAGCTGCGGCCGATCATCTTCGATGCCCTTTGCGAGCAGTTGATCTATCAGATGGGCAACGGTGATCTGAATGCTGTGGCAAGGGTCGACACGGCAACGGGCGCTGTGATATCGCGTGAGGCAATGCGCGACGCGGCTTATGCCCCGATGCTTGAGACCATTCTCGGCGATTCGGGGCTTCTTTATTGCGGCTATGTGCCGAGAGGGAGGGGACATACGTGTATTACGCATTGAAAAAAGACCCGAAGGAAACGTGCGGCGGAAGCTGGTACCACAGCTACCCCACACTCGAAAAACGCGCCGTGGGGCTCTTTTTCCACTTTGAGCTGTTGCCCGATGATACCCATGACCGCACAATGCTGGTCGACAATCTGTCAGGGGAGGACGAGCGCATCCGGATCCGCACAACGGCACGCTATTCCTTTAAGCCCGACACCTACGTGACGGCATTCGGCAAGCTTTACAGGATCACGGGTATGACGAGCACGCGCGGCTTTGCGCGCGGCATATCGGTGCCGACGGTCAAAACCACGCTCTCACTGACCGGGTGCGCGTCAAATCCCCTTTCGTTATGATACAGGCGCAGATCAAAGGGGCGGTCGATCGCTTTGTACAGGTACTGCGCGAGCTGGCGCCGAAGGATACGGGCAACCTTGCCTACAACGCCATTCGCGTCGAGAGTGTGGGCGTCGGAAGATGGCGGATCTACGTCAATATGACGGGAGAGCACCGAAGTCGCGCGCTTGACGGTATTGCCCCCTATCAGAAATATGTCAACGATTCGCCCACGCTCTCAAACGGGCAAAGTAACAAAAACTATCACTGGTGGGAGAAAGCCGTCGAGCTTGCCGCGGAGGAGCTTGCCAAGGCGTTGAAAGGAAGCATAGACCATGATTGAAAACAGTAAATTTTGCAATTACGTCGCCCGAAGGCTTGATGCGGTGCTTTATGAGGATCGCGGCGAATTCGTGGCAGCATACCGAGAGCACAATACCGTCCACATGCCGCTTTGCGGCGTGTTTCGCATGGCACCCATGACGATCACGCCTCTTTACGGGCTTTTTTTGGCATCTGCCACTGCCACTGTCGAGCTTGCCGCGGAGGCGTACAATGTGAACACCGTTCGCCGCACGATCGACGAGCTGGCAGCAGGAGGCACGGGCGAGACCGCGGCGTTTGTGGGGGATGGCGGTGAGATCTACACCGTGACATTCACCTATTCCACGGCATTTGTCGGCAGTGAGCAGCCGTCGCCGAGCAACACGGGAAAGATCATCCCCGTGTCGATGACGGTCTATTTGTCGATCATCCAAAACGGTGTGTCCTCCAATGACGTGCACGTTACGCTGGATGGCCATCCCGTATTTACCACCGAGTTTTCGGTGAGCAACGTGAGAGTGAGCGATGCCTATGCTACCGATGAGTCACAGGCAAGGAGCGCCGTCACGCAGGCGGTGCGCTCCTTTGATTTTGTGACGCCCCTGCTAAAAAATGAGCTCGGTGCCATCATCAAGCAAAGTGTGTTCGGGAAAGAGAGCGCGCGAGCGCACGCACTGACCGTGTCGGACGGTGAGGAGATCTATTGTTATATCGTACAATTCGGCAATGAGGTCGCCACTGTGAAGGCGCCCCAGAATGTGGGCGTCAACGTCTCACTGATCGAGGCGATCCCCGAGATCGTAACCTTCGGCGAGGGATGGATCGCCACCGAAGCCGATGGCAGCACCTATACTGTCACGGCACCCGAGGTCCCCTCCCGTATGCTGATCTTTTGGGGGGACGGGGAAAGCGACGTGCTTGACACGATCAAGGATCCATCGGTTGTCGAGGTCGTGCACACCTTTAAAAAAGAGGATCTTTACACCGTTCGTATCTTTACGGAGCAAACGGTGTCAAGAAGAAGCGCATCCGTGCCCTGCGAGATCCTTGAGGTGCTGGCAGAGAGCGATCGCACCGTGATCGTGCTGGGGCAAAAAGACAAAGACGGCTTTTGGAGATACGACTGTGTGATCGAGTGGGGGGACGGTGATGCGACACATTTTGACACCATGACTGCAAACGCGGAGACGGCGTGCGAGGGTGCTTCGCACGTTTATGAGAGAGAGGGACGCTATACCGTACGGATATGCTACCGCGACAGGCTGTGGATCGCCAAGGAGGTCACCGATGGCGAGTGAATTCGTTATTCGAATCGAGGATGGTACAGGAATGTCAAGCGCCGCCCCCGTCGCCTCAGATACGCCCAGTTCTCCTGTTTCGGAGCAACCGCGCAACAAGGTCCCCCCCTCCGCATCCTCCTATGTCGCCAGCAAAATGCTGCAGCCTGCGGCGCGCAGCATCGCCTCTCATATCACAGCAAGCGTCGCGATCGAAACGGGCTCGCAGGAGCTTCAGCAGAAGACAGACCTTGCCATGATGGGCGTTTCGACCGTCATGAGTGGGTGGAGCAATATTTCGGGCGCCATGGCGCTGTTCGGCGGGCCTGCAGGCGCCATTGCGGGAATTGCCGTGACCGCTATGGGCGTCGCCGTGCAGTACGGTATCAAGCAAGCCCAGGTGAAGCAGCAGCAACGCGTTGAAAATGAGCAACTGGAGCTGTACCGTTCCCGCTTCGGGCTTGGGTTTGACAATTCAAGACAAGGAGGCACGTCATGAGGATCACGATTGACGGCAAGGCATACCGTCCATCTCTGCCGATCGGCGTGACCTACACGCACGAGGGCGGTCTTGACCAGGCATGCCTGAAGCTGAGGCACACCGACAGGCAAGAAGCGTTCTCCCCGTTTACCCACGTCAAGCTGCTTGACAGGTGGTGGGTGATCGCGCGCGACGACGTCGTGAGAGAGCGCTATACGGGCAAGGCAACACACAATCTGATGTTGCTGGAGGCAACCAAGGAGCTGGAGCGCGTACCCTGCGGCGCCAAGACCTTTACCAAGCCCCTGCGGCTTGAATACACGTCCGTGCCCGCAGAGCAGACGGTAACGATGTTTCAGTATGCAAACAACAGCTGGACAGGTCCGATTGAAACCGACGCATATGTCGTATGCGATCTCAAGACAGGGATCGCAGAGGGCACGCCCCTGACGATACCTGCTATTGTCGAATGGGCTCATCTGAGCGACCTTATAAAACCGTCTGAGCGCACCTACTATTCGGTGGATGGTGGCCCGCTGATTGAGGTCTTCTTAACCGACGCCGTGGTCGATACCTCGCGTGTATCGACTGTTCAAGTGGTGTTCGAGAGGTCCTATTCAATTGACGAAGAGGAGGGTGAAAAGAGCACCCTTCACCGATCGGTATTTGACATCAAGATCACACGAGTCGAGAACGAGAACAAAAAAACTCCCTTGACGGTCTTTGAGGCGGTCGAGCGGCTTCTGATCACCGCAGACCCCGTGAGAAGTGAGGGCGAGCGCGCCTATTTTCATGATGTCGGCACGGAGGGTGCGATCGACACTCGCCAGTTCGAATGCCCCGAGCTCTCCTTTGCCAATGAGGCGACACTTAAGGAAAATCTTGATGCATTCGCCAAATATCTGCACGCGAAGACCAAGCTCCGTTTTGATGAGGAGGGCAAGGGACACGTGTACTTCATTCCCCTGACATCCGCGAGGCGCACACGCATCAAGGGGTGCTTGATCGGAGATCAAAGCACCTTTGAGTGCACAAAATACGGCGGACGTGTCGAAACGAACGCCGCAAATCTTGTCATCGGTGACAGCTCGGAGGCGGTCGTTTCCGACCCGTCGGGCCCTTTTCGCAGCATGACAAGCATCGAGCACGTCGGTATGCGAACGCTCCGCGCCTCGGATATGGAGGCAAGGATCAGCGACACGACGGGAGAGATCGAGACCACGCTGCCCATCCGCAGGATCACACGGCTCTTAATGAAGTGCAAGGGCGATAACCGTGTGCTCGATCTTACGAAATGGGTCAATGAGGAGAGTCGCTACCGCGGTCTTAGCAATTATATGGGAGATTACAGCAAGTCCTATTCGCTGTATTACACCCAAGGGTCAAGGGGTATCAAGGGACTGTTTTTTAAGGACGAAAACGCAAAGCCAAGCGCGCTCACGCGCTATTCCATTACCAACATCTACAACGAGGCAACGGGTGAGAGCGTGGATTCCCTCAGCAATTATTGCGATCTGCTTTTCAGCGTGGAGTATGAGCCATATCTCAATGTGCGCCTGGTCAATTCGCGCACCGACAAAAGGGGCAAGGGAATCGGCACCATCGTCAACCAAAGCGCCAACGAGCTCGACAAGGAAGCACTCGGTGCCTTTTTGCACGGTACGGCAGAGCAGATGACCTCCGACGCACCCAAGCTGACCTATCTTCTGCGTGACGTCTCGGATCTGCCCGATATCGGCACCATGCCTGACGAGAAAAATTATATCACCGCAATCTCGTTTGAAATCTATGCAAGCTTTGTCAAGGCGATGCTGTCGGTGTCTGAGCACTACAATCGCCTCGGCGAGCATGTTTCGGTGCCGAACGCAGTGCGGCAGTATGAGATTGATACCAAAAATGTCACCGACCGAAGCGTGCTCTACACCGACGTTTGTACCATCTCCCTGCATGCACCGACCGCGGAGGATGACTCTCTTCTGACACCGTGGGCAAAGAGGCTGCTGTGTCAATGGTTATGCAATCACAACGAGGTGAGTGGCGATCACCGCATGTCCTTGATGCGCGTCAAGACCTACGCTGCCGAGCACGGAAGGAATCTTTTGCCGCGTGAGGCGGATGCACGCCGGATCACCGAGGCGCTGCTGCCCGTGGCATCGTTCGGCTTTGGTAATTCGGTGGCATTCGTCGCGTCAATGGCGGACAACTTCTCTGTCGGTAAACAGGCACGGCAGTGCAGCGGGAAGCAATATCATTTGCAATCGTACATGGAGTACGGCGACTGCTACGGAGATGCCGAATTCCTATCCTTCGAGCTATTGAACGGCATGGGGGCTTTCAAAGAGGGTGATGCGGGTGTCGAGCTCGGCAGATCACTTCCCGCGCCGCTTTACACAAGCCGCATCACCTACGGAGAGGTCGGCATCAGCACCGTGCAGGGAGAGCACCCGCTTTTGTACCTCTTTAAGGACAGCCGTGAGCGCATCATGCTCACCTATCAGCTGCTGTTTGAAAGCGACAGCGGTCTGATCATCGGAAACGACCTTTCCTCTCTTTGCCCCTTTGTCCGCACGATCGGCGTCGATGAGGACGGGCACGTCGAGCACCCCCAAATCTATCTTTACGGCAATGGCACAGACGGTCCCTATCTTGACCCGATCGGTGGGACAACAAAGCGCACTGATAACCCCTTGTCCGTTCAGTTCCTTGAGCATGAGGGGTACTGCCTGCGCGTGCCCCCCTTCAACGAGCGTCCCCACAGCGCATGGGCGATGATCTATCGGGGAAAATTCCTGCTCGGTGCCAACAAGCGGCTTGAGCCCGATTGCAGGATCTATTTCAATTTTTCGCACAAATAAGGAGGTATCCCATGGTTTTTATCCTAAAACCCGATAAAAGCGTGAACACCATTCCCGAACACGTTAATGTCGGAGAAACCGCGGCAAGCATCGTGCTCGTCTCTCCCTTCTCGGGCGTACAGACGGCAGAGATCCGCTATCGCCTGCCCGACGGCAGGGAGGGGAAAACGGCTTTCTTGAAGCACGTCGGCTTTCAGGAGATGCGCCTTTCGGTCTATCAGATGGACATCCGCCCCGAGTTAACTGCCATGCCGGGCGAGGTTTCGCTGCACTTCGTGCTGACCGATGCCGGCGGGAGAGAATTTGTCAGCGATGAATGCAGCTTCCCGGTAGGCGGCTTCTCCGCACTGCCCTTTCCCGACGACAAGGAGCAGGGCAGTGACTTCGCGGCACTGCTCAAGGCACTGCTGGCATCTGCTTCTGCCTCGGTAGAGGAATCAAGGCAACACATGGAGAACGCGAGAGAAGCGATGGAGGAGGCAGAACAAAGTGAGCGATCGGCAGCACAAAGCGCTGCCGATGCCAAGGATCTTGCTGACCAGGTAAAGGTCATCACCTCCACGCTTGAGTTGAAGGAGAACTTTGAGGAGCGCGTCGGAGAGGAGGGCTGGAAGCGCGAGCGTGGCCTCAGGATCGATCCAACAGGCATTAAGGCGGCGGAATCGAAAAACGAATTTCTGACAGATACCTCGATCGATTGGAGCGATCCCGACACAACGTGGTTCGAAATCAACGTCAGAGAGAAAACCGTGCGAAAGCACGGATCCCCTGTGCTGACAATGGCTCTCGGAGATGAGCGCTATGCCATCAACACCTACGAGGCCATGGCGGCGATCGTCGGCATGGCGACCGAGCAGAAGGCGGGTCTGATGTCTGCAACAGACAAGATGGCGGTTGAAACGCTCAAAAGCATCCTTGGGGAAAATGCCGACACCGTGATTAACACGATCGAGGAGGTGTTCAGGGCATTCGAATCCTACCCCGAGGGTGCCAATGTCGCCGCAGCACTTGCCGATAAGGTCAGCAAGAGAACCGAGCAAAAGATCCTTTACGGGGTCAACGGTGCAGGCGATCAGGCGGCGATTCCGTATGATTCCGCCAACACCCCGGGGGCTGCCTTGGTGAGAGATGAGGGCGGCAGGGCAAAGATCTCGGACCCCATGGATGAAGACGATATCGTCAATAAGAGATACCACAGTCAACAAATAGCTGCCGTAGAAAGACTGGCTGCCGAAGCGCAGAAGGATGCGATCGATGCCAAGCAAAACGCATCCGAATCAAAGGAAGCGGCAGAGGCGTCGGCAGCCGTAGCAAGTCGGATGGGCTCGACGGTCACAAGAAACGGCAAGGATATCGCTAACATCAAGGAGCTTGTCAATGTGAAGACCGCGCTCGACGTCGGCAATTTCGGTTCAAAAACCGTGCCTGCAAATTCTCTCCGGCAGGCGAAGTTGCTGAGGGTCGGCGGTATGACGAAGAAAACAAACAATCTGATCCCGTTCCCCTATTACAGCACATCAAAAACCGAATTTGGCGTGACTTGGTCGATCGCGGATGACAGAAAAGTGACCGCCAGTGGCACGAAAACGGCGGGCGAAACAAACTTCACCTTTGCAAGCCGCATGCCGTTGCCAAGCGGTTCCTATTGCTTCAGCGGATTGCAAACATCGGGCGCAAGCACCGCTTCGTTTTATATCGGCGCCGATATTTACAGCGCAAGCGGATCTTGGAACAGAATGGCGACCGATAGCGGCAATGGCGTGAAATTCACCTTGACAGCAGGGGAAACGGTGACCGTCTTTGTCAAGCTGGCTTCGACCTATACGGGCACTGTGAATATCACCGTTCTTCCGATGCTCAATGTCGGGGACACCGCCCTTCCATACGAACCCTATTTTGTTGGGCTTCGGAGCGCAAAGGTGACGGCGATCAAGAGCGTGGGACAGAACTTGATAAAATTCCCCTATAACAGCGGTGCCGTCGGAGAATCGGTTACAGTCAACGGGGTCACGACAACGGTCAATGCGGATGGTTCAATCAAGAGATTTGGAACGGCATCAGGTATATCCTCTTTTTCGTTTTCCACGACTGCCGATTTTGAACATGGCGTCACCTATTCGGCGTCGAACGGAGTCATCGTTTCCTACGTCACACCGAACGGCACGCAGTATGCTACGGGATCGTTCACGTGGGATAATTCCTACCAACTCGTCAACATTTACACACAAGCGTCATCGGGTGCAACCGTTGACCGAGTAATTTATCCTATGATCAACGAGGGGGCGACAGTCAAACCCTATACCCCCTACACAGAATGCACCGTGCAAATCCCCGAAGCCGTACAAGCTCTTGACGGGTATGGTCTTGGTACAAATGAAAGTCATTACAATTATATTGAATGGCGGCCTGATGAAGGGGTGAAAGAATGGCACAAGACGCAAGACATCGTTGACCTCGGAACGCTTGATTGGACCATGATGACTGACAGCAGCTATGCCTACTCTGCGCGGTTTGCCAAGCTCAACGGCTCGACGACCTTCGGCGCACTGCCTCCATCCGTGACAAGGGCATACATCGACCAATACGGTGCTTTCGTGCTGATTTTCACGCAAGGGGCGTATACTTCGGCGGCAGAGCTGAAAGCAGCTTTGAGCGGTTGTTTTTGTGTCTATGACATTGCATCCCCCGAGGTGACCGACATTTCCCATCTGCTGGATGATGACAATTTCATTGAGGTTGAGGGCAACGGAAGGATGACCGCCGAAACCGGGAACAACATTTTTGCACCGCTGATCATCGAGTACACCGTGCGCGAGAGTTACGACAGAAAAGCGGTGGTCGACTTGATCGGAGAAGCGACCTCGTCACTGGCGGGATTGATGTCGGCCGCGGACAAGCAAAAGCTTGCCGCGATCTCATCTTTGCTCAATTCGGAGGGAGATGGAAGCCTTCTTGAGCAGATCAACAATGTGCTGGAGATCTTCTCGGAATATCCCGAGGGGATCACGATTATAGAAAAATTTGCAGCCCTTGAGCAGAGCTTGCAGCGAGCCAATGCCGATATCCTTGCTGCAGATGAAAAGGCAGGCAGTGCGCTCGCCGCAGTCGGAAAAGCGGAGGTCACAGCGAACGAGGCAAAAGCGCTCTCACAAAGTGCCGTGGTAACGGCAAGCGAGGCGAGCCTCATGGCGGGTGATGCCATGGCGGCAACAGACGAAAAGATCGGCAAAAAGGATCGGGCTCTCGTAGTCGCCTTGATCGGCGAAGCGACGGCAGGGCTTTCGGGCTTGATGTCGGCTGCCGACAAGGCGCAGCTTGCTACGCTCACGGCGCTTCTTGCAAACGATGACAGTGACACGGTGGTCAACACGATTGCCGAGGTGTTGAGGATCTTCCAGCAATACCCCGAGGGGGCAAGCATTGCGCAGAAATTCACCGACATCGCCGCCTTGATCGATGCACAGAACACGGCGATCGAAACCGCCAGCAACAATGCCTCACAGGCAATTGCCGCGGCGGGCGATGCAGAGAAGGACGCCGAGGAGGCAAAGGATCTTGCACAAGCGGCAGTCGTTGCGTCGGGCGAAACGAGCAGGATGCTTGAAGAGTATAAAAACAACGTCTACACCCGGCTTGAAGAAAAGCTGCAGAAGGATCGTGCCGCCGCAGTCGAGCTGATCGGTACCGCGAGTAAAGAGATGACGGGCTTGATGTCGGCTGCCGACAAGGCGTTGCTCGTCACGCTCGCGACACTGCTTGGCAATGACACGACGGACGGTAACACGGTCGTTAATACCATCCGTGAGGTGTTGGCCACATTTGAAAGCTACCCGGAGGGGGTGAGTATTGCAAGCGCTCTCGCCGCCAAGGTGAATAAGCTGGCAGACGCACTGTCGCTTTACGCCACCAACGCCGAGGGGATCTTGATCCCCCTGGCCTATACCGAGAGCGCCACGCCGCATTCAATTCCTATCCGTGATGTGGCGGGGCAGTTTAAGATCGGGGCCCCCACCGAGCAAGAGCATCCCGTGCGCATGAGAGAGCTTGATCCGGTCAAGACCGATGCCACCAATGCTCTCTCCTATTCACTTTCGGCAATGCAAGAGGCGGCTCGGGTCAAGGAGCGCCTGCTCGCCCTGGAGCAGGCGTTTGCACAGATCTCCACACAGAGAATCGTTTCCTTTGCCTCTTCAATGGCTGAGAGTGGCTACGCTCCCATCACCTTCAAGGTCAATGGCGTAGAAATGGGTGATGTTGCGACCTATGCCGAGTCGGGCATGGGGCTTCGTCTTGAATCGGGTGATATGATCCGCTTTGAGTGCAAGCGCTCCTTTTATGCGGGTGTCAGTACCGAGATTCCCATGCTCGAGTTTGACGTGTTAAGTGGAGAGGGGAGCAGCCCGCTTTTGTTCTCTTATACCGAGAGCTCTGACGGCGGCACGACCCATCGTTCCTATTATCTCGACATTTCGGTCGACGGATCCTATCAATTCCTTACTGTCTCGCATTAAGAAAGGAGAAGCCATGAAACTTTATTTGACAGAGGATAAGGGGGTTTGGGGGGATTCCTGCTCCCACGTGCTGCCGACTACGGTGGAGGTGCTTCCGTACGTCGGCACGGGCATCGTCGACATCAACGGGAGCCCCCACGCCATCAAAAACGGCACCTTTGAGCTGCCCGCAGAAACGGGTGCACTTCGGATCACCGTGAACGGCAAGCGCTGTGAATCCTTGCTCAGTACCGAGCGAAACGGTGTCACGCGCGCTTGCGCCACGGGGGAGGACTGGCGTTGCCTGCTCCCCTTGCTTGTACAGCTTGCATCCGTGAAGCGAAAGGTGGATCGGCACGAGGCACAACTGAACAAAAAGGATTTATTCGGATAAGGAGAAATATAACCATGAAAAAAGCAGTGTATATCATTTTGAATGCTCTGTCGGTGATCGCACTTGTTTTTGCACTGACTCTGCACTCCTCGGCGGTTGCCGAAACCGAGCTCCCTCCGGAGCATCGGGAGGAAACATCGGAAAGCAAGCTTGCCTCCTCGGTGGAAGTCAAGCCATTTACCGAGCAGGTACAGGACTGGGTGCTTTCCAATATCGACACCCTGGCAATCGTTTTTTACATCATCTACAAGCTCGTCCCAAAGATCGGCGGTATCGCCAAGTCCAAGAAGGCGGCAGAGAGGGTCACAAGCACTCTTGATGCCTATTTCGGAGAAGGGAGCGAAAAGAACGTGCTGACGCTCCAAAAGGCGCTTTCGGAGGCACAGACAAGATTTATGAACGACACGGGCGACACTCTTGAAAATATCGAGAAGGCGGTAGCCCCCGTCAAGGACTTTGTCGAGAGCAGCGCGAGCGCCGCCGAGCAGAATGCGACGCTGCAAAATATCGTGATGGCAACCGAGGGTGCGATCCATCTAATGGCTTCTCAGTTGGTGGATCTCGTGCTCGCCTCTCCCTCGGTCGGCGAAAAGAAAAAGACGGAGATCGAGGCAGCGTGGGTCGAGCAGGAGAAAAAGATCAGGCAGCTTGTCGAAACGGTGGTGAGCGCGAATGACAAAAAAGAGCAAGGCACGGCTTCTTAACATCATAGGGGCGGTGATCTCCTTCGTCGCCCCTGCCGTTGCGGCGATCGTGGAATTTCCGCACGTCAAGGAGACTGTGAGCCCTGTAGGTGGAAAAAGCCTTGCGGATATACTAAACATCTCCGGCGCGGCGCTTGTGATCGTTGCGGTACTCTTTCTTCTCACCTGTTGGCGCTTTTGCGCGCATCGCATGAGGCTTCCCCGCAGCGGACTCATCTTGTCTGCGATTCTGTTTGTGATTGCGCACGGTGTGGAGCTGGTTATTCACAGTTTTAAGGTCATCATGTTTTGGTCAATGCTCGGTTGCGGGGGCGCCGCCGTGCTGTATTTCATTGCCGATCGGATAAAGGAGGAGGTTGATTGATGGGTAAATACGATATTCAAGCAAGGCCCTCCCTCATGGCCGAAGCAACCGCAAAGACCGAGCATGCTGCGGCGTATGTTGGAGGCAGGATCAAAAACAGTATTGACGGCATCCTGATCGCACTGGTGGTGACGGTCGAAATATTGATGCAGTTTGCCGTGTTCTCACTCAACACTGCATTTTCGTGGCAGGATGTGATATTCGCGATCTCCGAGGCAGGCACGACCATCCTGGCATTTTATGTGTTCGTTCCATCGGGAAAAAACGGTCGCACAGAGCTTGCGTCTTATCAAACGGCTTCCACCTCATGGAGAGAGGCGTGCAAACGTCTTCGTGATGCCTCACTGCTCAGTGCGTTCCGCGAATTCTGCAAGCGCTGCTCGGCGGCAGATATCGCTGAGGAAAGGGAGGCGGCGCTTGAGCACCTTGAAAATCTTTACGTGTCAAGAGCCGATTTCAATGAAAAATATCGCACGCTTTCCAAAAAGGCGCTGAAGCGGTGCAGGCGAAGCGGCGAGATCTCAAGGGAGGCATACAGGCAGATCCTTGTTTGCCGTGCTCCCGTACAGAGCAAACCGTACAAAGCCGATCTGATCCTTAACGGCACCGATCGCAGGCAGGCGACAAAGGGACTCAAGGAGGGAGATCACTACGAGGCGGTCAATATCGCCCTGAAACCCATTTTTTGCGTGCTTTGGGTTTTTGTGAATGAAGCTGCGCAGATTGCTTCCCAGTGCGTGGAAAACGGGCTGCTTGTGGTAATCTCAATCGTCATGTCGATCCTTGGGGTCTGCTTCTCGGCATTCATGGGATACCGCCTTGGCTGGTCGGTGGTTGCACGGGAAGAAAAATTCATCAATGCACGCATCGCCTTCATCGATCGATTCTGCGAAGAAAATCGTGCACCGACCGCAAAATAA